GAACCACTCACACTGTTGAAGTTGGTGACGTTGTACTCTTCACTCACGAAGAAGGCGCTACTGTAGACGCAACTGTATTCAACCGCAACATCGACGCTGCTACAACAGACGTTGCTGGTATTGTTGAACTCGCAACTGTTGCAGAAACTTCTGCCGGTACTGCTGGTGATCGTGCAATCACTCCTGCTTCGTTCGCTGGTTCCCAGTATGCAGCAGACATTGCTCAGAACCGTGTTGACATCGACGCGAATGACACTGATATCTCTGGACTCAAGACGTTTACTGGCGAAGGTACTTCTCTAAGCACTACTGCTAGCGATCTCGCTGCAGCAGTTAATGAGTTGGTATCTCGTGCAGATTCCGCCGACGGCGAAGTTAATGCTCTTGAAGCGTTTGCTGGCGAAGGCGTAACTCTTGCAACTACAGCAACTACACTCGCAACTGCAATCAATGAGTTGGTTGGTGTTGATTCTGACGCTAGTGCACGTTCTGCTGCTATCGAAGCGAACGTTGCTACTCTTCAGACAGACGTAGGTGCTAAGGCATCTCTCGTCACTGATGTTAAGTCTTCTCTCGTTGCAGCAATCAATGAGTTACACGGTGAGATCGATCAGAATGCTTCTGACATCGCTTCTAACTCTGCAGCAATTCAGTCCAACGCTGCTGACATCGCCGCTAACCTTGCTGCGATTCAAGGTAATGACTCAGACATCGCTGCCCTTGATTCTCGCGTAACTCAGGTCGAAACTGATCTGCAAAACAGCGTCGCAACTGACGTTGCTTCTCTACAAGCGCAAATCGACGGTAATGACTCTGACGTTATTAGTCTCCAATCTCAGATCACTGCGAATGATGGCGAAATCGCTACTCTTCAAACAGAAATGGATGCGGTCGAAGGTCGTGCTACTTCTCTAGAAGGTCGTGCAACAACTCTCGAAACAGAGATGGATGCTGCCGAAGTACGCTTAGATTCTGCTGAAGGTCGTCTGACTGTAAACGAAGGTGACATTGACGCACTCGAAGCTGCTGTTGGTTCTGTTGGTGCTCTCGGTACTACTGCAACTAACCTCGTTGCTGCAATCAACGAGATCCACTTTGAAGCAGACGCAATCGACGGTCGTATGTCAACTGCTGAAAGCGAGATCCAAGCACTTGAAGATCAAGCAGGTACTGAAACTCTGACTACTACTTCACAGACTCTGTCTGGTGCAGTTAACGAGTTGAAGGGTCGTGCTGATAATGCTGATAGCGATATCACTTCTCTCGAAGGTCGTGCAGATGTATTGGAAGCACGTGACAACATCGGTTCATTCAGCGACACAGTTACTCTGACAGAAAACACTGTATTCACACTTAATCACGGTCTTGGTCTTGCTGCGGCAACCGGATTCGTTGTTAACGTATTGGATTCAGATAACTCTCAGATCTCTGTTGACATCGCTGCAAAAGACGCCAATAGCATTGAACTCAGTTCTTTGGTAACTATTTCAGGCGTTAAAGTAACAGTTATGGGTAAGAAGGCATAAGTCTACTTCCTTAATAACTATCGGGGCGGGCAATCCGCCCCCTATAGCATGAAAAGAGGCGGGGGTTGACCCCGCCTTTTTTTTCGCCTATATACTATGTGGTTTTTATTATTTCTATTTGGAGAAAATTATGAATATCGAACAAGCAGCACAAAACCCCATCGAAGATCCTGTTGTTGCAGAGGTTGGCGCAGATCCAATTGAAAACAACAACCCCATCGAAGATCTTCTCAACGCAATTGAAACACAAGATTACACATCAGCAGAGAGTCAGTTCAATGACTTGATCGGCGATCGTTTACAATCCGCACTTGATCAAGCGAAAGTCCGTGTCGCGGCATCAATTTACGATGGCGAAGAGTCTGATGAAGAAGAAGTTGACACAGGTGAAGAAGAAGTTGACTACGACTTTACCGATGAAAATGACTTCGATAACGCTGAGTAATAGTTAAAATCATTTTTCGTATAAATAATTCAGTAATAAATGAAAGTGATCTAAAATGATTCATTTTAAGCAATTAAGAGAAAAAAAATTAAGGGGTATGCCTCCTGGAGAGCACGTTTTTGATAAGCGTGTGAAAAACGTCAAAGTGATGGTTCACAAAGACGCCAAGGGGTATACTGCTTATATCGATGGGGATAAACTTGATACTTTTCGCTCGGCGCGCGAAGCGCAAAAAGCGGGTATGGAGTTCGCTAAAGAGTTAAGCAAATGAAACTAATTGCGGAATACCAAGAAAACGATATTCAGTGTATCGTTGAGAAAAAAGAAAACGGCGATAAGAACTTCATCATTGAAGGTATCTTTGCCCAAGCAGAACAAAAGAATCGTAATGGTCGTGTTTATCCTAAGCAAATTATGGAGAACGCGGTCAACAAATACGTCGAGGATCAGGTAAGTAAAAAGCGTGCGGTCGGTGAATTGAATCACCCTGAAGGACCAACCGTGAACCTCGACAAAGTTTCACATCTCATCACCGACCTCCGTTTTGAGGGAAATGATGTTATGGGAAAGGCACAAATTTTGGATACACCAATGGGTCAGATTGTGAAAGGTCTCTTAGAAGGTGGCGTTCAACTAGGCGTGTCAACTCGTGGTATGGGTAGTCTTGAGCAGAAAAACGGCGTGATGTACGTTCGCGACGATTTTATTCTAAACACAGTAGATATTGTACAGGATCCATCAGCACCCGCTGCATTTGTCAACGGCATAATGGAAGGTGTTGAGTGGGTATGGAACAACGGTGTTATAGAACCTCAAGTCATTGAACAAATGGAGACAGAAATTAAAACAACTCCGAAAAAGCATCTCTATGAGACGCAGGTTCGCGAGTACAAGAATTTCCTCTCGTTGCTCAAATCAAACTTTAAGGAGTAAAACATATGTCTGAAATTAACACAAATGTTGAGCTTCCAGTCGATGAGAACAATCAAATCGGGGAAGCAAGTGCTCAGAAGATGCCAGTTGGTACTGAGGCAGATTCTATCGCGTCCGTAGATAAAACAGACGATTCTGTGAAGAAAGCACCTTCACGCAAAGGTGATCAAACTAAACAGGATCCGATGCCGAAAACAAAAGCAGGTATGATCAACGCTATGTATGCACAGATGTCTGGTATGAAAAAAGACCAGCTAACTGCAACATACAATAAGATGCGCGAAGATTTCGACCTAGAAGACACTGAAGAGTCTGATGCAGTTGAACTGCCAGAAACTTCATATGACTTCACGGAAGATCTGAATGCATTGGTTGAGTCAGAACAAACTTTGTCCGATGATTTTAAAGCGAAAACTGCTGTAATTTTCGAAACCGCTATTCGTTCCAAACTGACTGAAGAAGTCGAGCGTTTGGAGGATGAATATCAATCACGCCTCGAAGAGGAACTGAACGAAACACGTTCTGACCTTGTAGAGAAGATTGATTCGTACCTGAACTACGTGGTTGAAAATTGGATGGAAGAGAACAAACTCGCTGTAGAAAATGGTCTGCGTACAGAAATCGCCGAAGGGTTTATGAACAACCTTCGCGAACTGTTTGTTGAATCCTACATCGATGTTCCAGAGTCCAAAGTAGATCTGGTTGATGAGCTAGCAGAGCAGGTTGAAGATCTCGAAGAGAAACTCAACGTTCAAACTGCTTCTATGCTCGACATGCACGAATCACTTGAGAATTTCCATCGCCAGTCAATTATCCGTGAAGCATCACGTGACTTGGCAGAAACTCAAGTAGAAAAACTCGCTTCTCTTGTAGAATCTCTTGACTTTGAAGACGAAGAATCTTTCGCGACTAAAGTTCGCACTGTGAAAGAGTCTTACTTCAAGAAAAAAGTAAAAGAGACTGAAGAGATTACAGAAGACTGGAGTACTGATGACGAAACTGTAGAAGTCAATTCTGTCATGTCACAGTACCTCAACGCAATCAAGAAAACCTCTAAGTAAGGAGTATCTAAAATGACAGTATCTTACGATAAGCTGGTTGAGAAGTGGTCTCCAGTTCTCAACGAAACTAGCGCAGGTGA